GAAATGCAGATTATGATATAGCGTCTGAGAATACTAGAAGACCATATACGTTTTTAGGTAATAGTTGGCAGAAAGTAGGTTAGATAACTAATTCTATTATTGGAAATACTAGTTACTAGTGGATGGTATCTGAAAGAGTTGACAACTATATATCAACACTTATTAGTCCAGAAATTGATGCTAATTAGGATGACATGGCGAAGAGTGTCAAAGGTTGTAGAGCAGATATGTGTTTGAAATTAGATCCTAGAACTAATCATAAAGAACATATAAGATCTATTGGTGGACAAGCTACAGCATATGGCTATTACGTTAAATCTAATAGAACATAGTAGGTAAAAAGTGGAGTAGCAGTTACTAATGAATACGCTAGCCAAAGTTCTAGAGTAGGTTCAATAGCAAGTTCTAGTTCAGAGGCTTTTAATGATATATTCATGGTAGGAAATGCAGCAGAGTGGGCTGGTATAACTAATTTGATAGGAAAGAGATATATAGCTCACTATACTGGATTTGGAACTACTAGAGGTAAATTTGATATAAATGAATCTGTTAGTCCTATTATAATGGAAGGATTCTCTTGGCCGGATGCAGCATCTAAGCACTCTTCTATTTCTGGTAAAACTTATCTTAATGCTACCGTAAGTATGAATGGTACACAGGATAATCAAGAAATATATAATAAGACTGGTTACTATGGAAATTGTGTTGTTGTCACTAGAGATAACAATAATATAGGTGTGCAACAGAATATAAATATAGATAGGGCTGGTACAGAACCTATGAGTCCTAGAGTTTCTGGTACTATTGCTGATCTTATTAGAGAGTTTAATTATACTCAATTTACTACACCGGTAGTTAATATAAAAACTAATAATATACCATATAGTGGAAACACTTATAGTGCTCGTAGTAACTCTACTTACATAAGTACATATACATATCATGACTTATCTGATAGTAATGCTATAGTATTTGGTGGTGATACTTATTTAGGAGTATTAGATCATAAAACTGTAATGTATATTCCTCAATTCTGGGGAGGTGTACAAAGTCCTGATGTGAACTGTGGAGTTACAGTTTCAGACTATATTCCTTTTGAGACTACTATTAATCTTGCTTTATTGTATGGTAGTTCTGCATCTAGAGTTGGATCTAGTGATCTAGATTATGTAGACCCGTACTTATCATTATCTATCTCTGGTGCATCATATGGTGGTCATACATAGAGTAAACCATATTTTGCATATAATGATGCTTACTCTAGATAGCCAGATGCTTAGACGCATGTAACAGATTCTAATTATTCCATTAGCAATTTGCAGTCTGGTAATAGAATTAGATACTCTGGTACTAAAACAGCCAATGAGATATCAGATAGTTGGACATCATTTAAACCAGCAGATTATCTTGATGTAGATTCATCTCATGGAGATATTACAAACTTAAAGCAGTTTAATAATCAGTTATTATTCTGGTAGAAAGATGCCGTAGGAATAGCATCTGTAAACGATAGATCACTTATAACAGATAACAATCAAGCTCCTCTAGTATTAGGTACTGGCGGTGTACTGGATAGATATGACTATTTAACTACATCTAATGGATCTGATACGCCAAATGACAAGAGCATTGTAACTAGTCCTAATAGTTTATACTGGTATGATGATAGTAAGAATGAAATATGTTCATATGGTAATGGAGTATAGAAATTATCCAAAGCTAAGAGTGTTCAATCATGGTTAAATACAGATAAACAGAAAGCGAAAGTAAGTATATATGATCCTAAGTTTAATGAAGTACAGATGGGATTTGAAGATAAGGTACTTACTTATGATGAACAAATTCAATAGTTCTCTTCGTTTAGAACATTTAATCCAGATAACTATTTATCATTCCCAGACAAACTCTTGTATATTAAGGACTAGATAATAAAAGAAAGTGCAGATTTTCCGTTAAATGAATTGAAGTCTAGATTATAGATAGTAATTAATAAAGATCCGTTGTTAACTAAGACGTTTGATAATGTGTTCTTTAGTGGAGAATTTGACGATGTTAGAAAGATGATGCAAGTTATTAAATTCACTACAAAGACTCAAGAAGGAACTATATTTAAAGATAATACAGAAGTAAATAATCCAATAGAACAGCGAGAAGATACATTTAGGTTTGCTGTTGGTAGGGAAAAAACTAGTGTAGATGATATGTCTCTTCCTGGTAGAATGAAAGGTAAGTATATGATATGTGATTATATTATTAATTGCAATGATCAACACAATTTCAGACTCCCTAATATAAACACAACATATAGATATTCAATGGTATGAAAAAGATAAATAAAAGAAAAAAATATGTAGGTGGAGGTATGACACCATATATGCGAACCGATTTCAATTCTCAGCTACCTACACAATTAACAGCTCCACAGTCAGTATAGGCATATGCTCCTGGTAATGCTAAACCTACTAGTTCTGCTAATTTTTTGCAATCTAGTAATTTTGCAAATATGTTTGGAGGATCTGGTGGATCTGGAGGCGGTGGGATGGCTGGGAAAGGGCCAGGTGGGGGTGGCACTTATTTCATGTACAACACAGTTACAGGTCCTGCTACAGCTTCTACTGTAAGTGAATCTAGAATGCAAACAGCAATGGGTACTATATCTGGTACAGCCAAAGGTGCTGCTGCTGGTTTTGCAGTTGGTGGTCCTGTTGGTGCTATAGTAGGTGGTGTAGCTGGATTAGCTTCTGGTATTACTGGTAAGAAAGGCTCTATATCTGTATCTAAGAATCCATATGATGATACTGTTGATATCAAATATGGTACAGGTATTAGAGGAGGTGCTAGGAACAGGAGAAAGCTACGTCGTTAGGCTGAATAGGCACAATCTAATGCTAGAAGTAATTAGGCTAGTTTGTAGATGGGAAGTATTAATGAACAGGAGTTTTACGACGATTACGATAATGATATACAAACAATGGCGCAAGGAGGAATGACTAGTAGTTTAGCATATGTAGATGATGGTGAACTACTTAATACTCCACAAGGAGTCATTGCAGAAGTGCCAGAAGAAGGTAAACCTACAGATAGTAATTTGGTTGATCTGCCAGAAGGTACTAGAATACTTAGTGATAAAAGAAAAGTACCAGGAAGTAAAGAAACATTTGCGCAGATGGGTAAGAGATTAATGTCAAAAAAGAAAACAAATAGAACAGATAAGTATGCAGAGAATGCTGCAATGCTTAATGAGATAAACGATCAGGCTATTTACAACAAATTGTTTGCTATACAAGAATCTACAAAAGTAAATAGAAAAACTAAAAACGGAATACAGGCAGCAGCTGGCGGTGATGTAATTACTGCAGCTAATAATGGTAGATATACTAAGGTTGCAGACAGATTGTATAGACCATGGAATTATTGGGAAGATACATATGACTCTACAAGATATACTCCTGGTAAATACAATAATACTAATACTCCTACTGCTGTATCTAATAATCTTAATTTGAATAATGAGGTTCAGAGTAGAGTTCCTGATGAACAAATAGCAACTCCAAGAAGAAATACTCCTAACTTTTTCACAAATGCTTCTTCTCTTGCTGCTAAGACATTAGCATCTGATGCTTTAGTAAACAGCGGAGAATGGAGAGGTGGAGTACCGTATTGGTTGTTATCTGCGACAGGATCTCCTAGATCAACTAGTGCAGAGTAGGCAATAACAAATGTATCAACACCTCCTGCAACAGTTACAACAGGAACTAGAAAAACTACTGGTATTACTAGAATGCCTTCTTCTAAAAAGAATACTTTGATAGAGCCTGTAAATAATGAATTGGATCTCAGTGAAGAGACTATGTCAAGAGTAGGAGACGAAGTAGCTCCTTATATAGCTACAACAAGAACTACTAATACTACAGATAATTCAAGTAGTAATCCAACAGATAACAAAAACTGGTCACATAGTATAAATGATATACTTACTGATATTTCAGCGTTAGCTCCGACTATATCAAATATGTATGCAAGACCAGAATAGTTTAATGCTACATATAATCCTTACGAATCACAAATTAGATCTACTATGGCTAATCGTAAATTTGACATTAGTCCTGCTAAGAGAGCTATTAGAGAAAATAGATCTATAAGTAATTACAATGCTGCTAATTATAATCCGAGTACAGGAGCTAACTTGGCTTACAGGTTGTAGAGTCAAATAGCCGCTGATAAAGCCATCGCCGATTTATATTCTACGGCTAGTAATGTTAACAATCAATATGCTGGTGAATATGCTAATACTTTAAACAGTCTCGGACAACAAAGAGTTAATGCTACTAATATGGCTATTGACATGAATGCTAGAAGCAGGGCAGCTGCTAGAAATATTCAGAGAACTGCTTTAACTCAATTAAGTCAGTATGCACAAAATAAACAGTTGATGAAAAACCAGAAGAGTAGAGATATGGCTATGTTGGATATGTATGGACCGTTTCTTGAAGCTGGTTATAGTTCTAAAGATTTTGCATCATTTATGAAAAAATTTAAGAAAGGATAATTATGGCAGCAAATATGTATGATCAAGCCGCATAGGCTCAATTTATAAATACTTATGTACCTATCAATTTTGGAGAATTATATCGAATAGGTGCAGCATAGAAAGCTGCTGTAGACGAAGCAGCTCAATAGTTTGGAACTCAACTGTAGAAATTCGGTGAGTTCCAATCACCGTCTTAGATAGATACACAGAGATATTATGATCTTACTATAGGTAGATAGGATTTCCAGAATGCTATTAATCAAATGGTGTCTAATCCTGATGCCTTAAAAGATGCAGCTTTTAGATCTCAACTATAGTCTATGATAAATAGCGTAGATTATGGTACTTTAAGTAATTTAAGATCTAGTAGAGATGCAATGCTAAAACGTTAGGAGGTTAATCAAAAACTCATGTTAGAGAATAGATTTAACCCATTATGGCATGATGTAGACTTTGCTAACTATGATACAGTAAATAGTAAGATATTTGACGATATTACTCCATTACCATATATGTCTGTACGTGAACTTGTAGAACCTTATGTTAATAACTTGAAAGGGGAATTCCTTGGTGCTAAGAATGGATTCTTATGGAATGGTGTTACTGATGAAATAACAGATGCTCAACTACAGAAAAATTTGTCAAGTATACAGAATACTCCTCAGTACTAGAAATATCTAGAGACATATTAGAAGATGGGGCTTAATCCTGAACAGGCTCAACAACAATTACTTAATGAGATATATACTGCAGGTAGAGAGTATACATGGAATAAAGCCGATAGAGATCCTATGGCTATAGAAAATATGAGGTTACAACGCAAGTATGCGTCTGCTGCTAATACTGCCAATAATTTACTCAATCTTACCAGAGTACTAGAATCAGATGCTACCAGGAATCACTTACTTAAGTTTACCAATCTTACTCCATAGGAAGTAGATGCATTTGCAGAACAAGGTTTTAAAGCCCTTTCTCCTGAAAAGCAACAAGCGGTTCTTAATCTTAAAAATCCAGGTTATGTAGAAAGTAAAATGAAGAATTACTACGATCAGGTATTAAAGGATACAAGAAGGAGAAGTACTGCAGAAAATGCTGTAATTGATCTTATGTCTACTCCTATAAGCTATGAAGCTTCTGATAAGTATGCAGCTTATGGTACTACAGGAAAATAGGATAAAGATGGTTTCTACACAGCAAATAATAGTTCAAACTTTAAGTTAGCCAAAGAATTAGTATATAATACAATTGGAAAAGATGCTGACAAAGGATTATAGAAGTTTATTAGTCTGTGGAATGATGGAAATAATTTCTCTAACTTTAAAATATCTTCTGATCAGAGAATGATATCTGACGGTAATGATATATATGTAGTAAAACATGCATACATTCCAGAAGATCAATTATTAAAAGCCAGAATAGACAGAAAATCATTATCAGCTTTGGGTACTCCAGTAACTGTGGATGCAGGTCCTAAAACTACAGAAAGATATGACAATAGAGGAAATTTAGAGAGCACTACCATATCTTCAAGTACTCCTGTAAAAACTATCAGAATTACTGTACTACAGCAATTACCTAGAAGTGGAGAAGCTGCTATAACTTCTGATGCAGCTTGGATGGACAAGAATCTTGGAATACAAACAAAAACACAAGATATACAAGATATGTTATCTTAGGAAGAAAACCTTTAATATAATAACTTATGAAATTTTCTGACGATTTTTTATCAATAATAAATAGAACTAGCGATAGTCAATTTGGTACTGGAGATTATGGACATATAGATGATGAATATGTTCCATCTACTTAGGAATAGGATACAGATACTACAGAATCAAATGATGAATCTGATTATAGTTCTTTTAGAAAAGGATTAGAGGCTGTAAATAAGGCAGTTGCTTTTATGACCAATCCTATACCTACTGCTATAGTAGGTAGTAGTAAGGCTGCCTACGAATTGTTTAAACCAACAAAAGATTCATCCGGAAAGACTACTACATTAGCAGAACAAGCTCTTAATATAAATACCAGAGACGCTTTGTCTTTAAATGTTACTTCTAGGTAGAAAGAATTAATGGACACTGAAGGTAAGTGGCTACCAGAAATTGAAGAAGCGCAGAATTATATATAGGGTTAGAAAGAGTATATACAACTCCAAAATCAATTAAAAGCTAACCCATAGAATACAGATCTCATTCAAGCCTCACAACAGAAACTTGAAGAGTTATTGAAATTACAGGAAGATATAAAAGAAAAAGCTAAGACTAACCCTTATCTAAGCAATGTATTCTATGGAGCTGTAACAGAGTCTGTAAATCCTTTATTGCCAAGTAGAACAATAGAAGCTTCTACAGTAAGAAATCAACTAGCAGAAGGAAAATTATGGGCTTATTATGCAGACTTATCTTGGAAACAGAATAATATAGATTTTACATAGAATAACCCTGCTGCGTTAAGTCAATTAGAAGTAAAAGCTGCCAATCTACAGAAGCAATTAGATGATGCTAAGTTAGAATACGATAGTAAATCTACAGAGCTTAAAGATAAACAATAGAGTTTGAAAACAGCACACTGGTTACATGATCCATTATTTGGAGTAGTACCAATGCCTCTGTTTTATAATCCAGATACTATAGATCCTGTACTTGATAGAAAACGTAGTGAAGTTCAAATATCTGCTTTAGATCCCTCTACATGGTAGTATGGTTTATTACACATTGGTAGTAGTGCCTCAGAATTACAAGGTATGGGGTGGCAAATGCTTACTGCACTTGGTATAAAATATGGTACCAAATTAGGAGGTAGTCCATTAGCTTGGGCTGCTGGGGAAGCTGTTGTTAACTCTCTGTTCACACAGTATTTTAGACATAAAGAAACTGCAGGAGAAGTAATGTCTAACTATGTTGAAAAACTAGCAACTGCTGCAGCTGATGGTAAATTTGACTTATCTACAGTATTGAACGACTATATAGCTGGTTTGAAAGCTATGGGTTATGATACTGATAAGATGGATGAAATGGAAACGTTGTAGTTTGGTTTAGCTTACAATATACCTACTAAAGATAATAACTACAATACTTTTGCCAAAGATGCTCGCAAAGGTTTAACATAGCTAGAAGAGACTAACAACGCTTTAGCTCTAGGTGATTATGCTGAAAACTTAGGTTTAAGTTATGGTGGTAAGTTGTTGAATAAGTCTATAGGGTTCAAAGCTATAATGAACAAAGCTGTAGATTTGGCTACTAAAAACAAAACAACTGCTGCTCTTTTGTCTAAACTTAACTCAAAGATAGATAAAGCTGCAGTTAAACTTATGAAAAGTCCGGTGACTAGAATGAAGGCTAAACATGTTAGAGACGCTGGAACAGATATGGCATTAGCTTTGGGTAAGAGATGGTTGTTTGAAAGTACTGAAGAAGGATAGCAAGGAATGATAGGAAGATGGTATTAGGATCTTCCTGATAATGCATAGGTACCAGATACATATAATATATTTAGAGGTGCTGCCACAGCTGGTAGATTGGCTTTAGAAGCTAATTTAGCATATAGAGGTATGCACTGGGATGATAAATATAACACTGATGAACAATTAAAGATAGAGATGGGTATTGGAGGATTTATCGGAGCTCTTATGGGAAGTGGAGCAAGTCTAACCAATATCAATGATATCAGACATCAATTACAAGGAGATAACGTAGTAAGGGCATTAGCTGCCAAAGGCTTCGAAAATGCCGAAAATAACTTTAAAATAGCTCAATTTCTGGATTACTCTAGAAAAGGTAAAGATATCAACAGCCTCACTACTAGTTTAGAAGATTTCAAAAAGTATAAAACAGAAGGTGTTACAGATGATATGATTGATGATGATATACGTCTTGCAAAAGATGTATCTGCTATTTATAGAAATAAGCTTATTGATCAGAATCTAAAAGATATAGGTGTAGATCGTAAAAAAGATAAACCCCAAACCTGCAAAGAAATAAATCGCTCGGTGGTTTAAGATCAGCTCCAGGTTACTGAACCCGACGATCGTC